GCAGTAACAATTGCAAGTCCAAAAGTAGGTACCATAATCGGCAAGGCACTGGAAAACTTTGCAGGCGGTGAAGGCATGATTGAACTTGTGATTGGCAAAAATTAAAAGGGTAGTAGATGGCCTTTCCCAGCACGCCAACTAACGGGCAAATTGCAGTAGTGGGTGGTATAGCATATCAGTATGCTACCACCCCTAATTCTTGGAGTCGAATAGTATCGACTGCCAATGTCATCACGGCCAATGTCATCACGGTTGACACTCTCACAGCCAACACTCTCAACGTCAACAACAATCTGTACAACATTGCCGGCGACATATCAGCCACAGGTAACATAACCGGCAACTATATTCTAGGCAACGGGTCTCAGCTGACAGGCATAGCAACTGGTAGTATTTCAAATATTGTCAGTGGCACAAGTAACATCACCATAGTAAGTTCAGGTGGAAATGCCACGGTGAACATTGGTGGAACTGCCGATGTGGCTGTGTTTGCGGTCACAGGCGAATATGTCACAGGCGTGGTCAGTGCTTCAGGCAATGTCACAGGCGGCAACATACTCACAGGTGGTTTGATTTCAGCAACAGGTGCACTGAGTGTGACTGGTGCAACCACCTTGACCACAGTCAGCACTGGAAACATATCAGCAGGTAACGTGTATTCTGGTGGTAGCATAACCACTGGTAGCCTGATATCAGCGGTGGGCAATGTCACAAGTGGCAATGTTGTCACAGGCGGCTTGATCAGTGCCACAGGAAATGTCAGCAGCGGTGCATCAATCAACACAGTAAATTTGAGTGTCTCGGGCAATGTGCTTGGAAACCTGTTGCCAAGTGCCAACGTCACATACAACCTGGGTTCACCCACTCAGAGATGGAATACTCTGTATCTAGCAGGTAACACAATTGAGTTGGGCACTCAGAGTATCAGTGCCACTGCCACTGGTGTTAGCCTAGGAACTGGCGATGTCATTGGCGGCAACGTAACCACTACGGGATTGGTATCAGCAACCGGTAACGTCACAGCTAACAATGGTATGTTTACCACGATTGTGAACGTGGCCAGTCATACCGGTGCTGTGGTCTCAGTCACAGGCAACGTAACTGCCAACAATGGCATGTTCACTAACATTGTAAATGTAGCAAGTCATACCGGTGCTGTTGTCTCAGTTACCGGTAATGTAACTGGCAGTAACCTACTTACAGGTGGTCTAATTTCAGCAACTGGTTCAGTGTATGGTGTAGAACTATGGGCGACTCAAAGCAGTGGGGATGAAGGAGGCCAACTTAATCTTGCCAATCCAGCCTCAAATTCTACCATTGCTGGATCTAGTGTCACTATTGATATCTATCAAAACAGATTTAGAATTTTTGAACAAGGTGGAACTGCCCGCGGTGCATACATTGATATCACTGCCTGTGGTGCTGGAGTCAGCACAAACTTGTTGGCGGGCGGAGGTGGTGGCACCCCAGGCGGAGCAAATACTAACGTGCAGTTCAACGATGGCGGTGTGTTTGGTGGAACTGCTGGTCTAACATTTAATAAAACCACCAATGCTGTTGCTACTACTGGAACTTTTAGTGCCACAGGCAACGTCACTGCCAACAATGGCATGTTTACAAATATTGTGAACGTGGCCAGTCACACAGGTGCAGTAGTCAGTGTCACAGGTAACGTAACGGCCAACAATGGCATGTTCACCAACATTGTGAATGTGGCCAGTCATACAGGTGCAGTAGTCAGTGTCACAGGTAATATCACTGGTGGTAATGTCAGTGGCACTGCATTAACAGGAACACTGGCAACAGCGGCACAAACAAATATTACCTCAGTTGGTACATTGGGTGCCCTGGCAGTGAGCGGCAACGTCACAGCCGGCAATGTTACAGCCGGCAGCGGAGTAAGTGTACCTTCTGGTAGCGTACTGTTTAATGGTACAACCCAGGTCCTGACTGTGCCAGACAATGCTGTATTTGAAATGTCCGGCGACTTCACTATTGAATTTTGGTTCTATATAACCGCAACCCCAGTTGGATTTGACACTGTGTTGTCCAAGGGTGCCGCCGGCGTTTTCCAGCCGTATTATTTTACTTTCAACTCGTCAACCACATTGTTATTTTATTCATCCAGCAGTGGCACAAGCTGGGACGTTGCTAGTGCAGTCAGTATGGGTGCAGTATCCTTGAACGCCTGGAACACTGCGGCAGTGTCTAGATCAGGCACTGCCATGCGATTGTTCTTGAATGGTGCATTGGTCACAACCATTACCAACGGATCTGCCTTGTACAACAATGCCAATGCTGTGGGCATAGGCGGTCGTGGCGATGTGTCAGAACTGTTTACCGGTTATGTTTCTACGGTACGAATAGTAAAAGGCATAGGGGTCTATACCAGCGCATATACTCCGGCAACTGCTCCACTATCAAGTACACAGAGCGCCAATCAAAATGGCAACCCAAGTGCAGCCATAACAGGCACAAGTACCAGTTTGTTATTGAATACTGCCAACGGTGCTGGCTTCTTGACTGATAGTTCTACCAATAATTTCACTGTGACCAACACTGGCACAGCTACTAGTAACTCCTTAGCACCGTTTGTTAACACATCAGGAACAGTCACCGCCACCACTGGCATATTCACCACAAGCGTAAACACAGCCAGCTTTACCGGAACTACTGTGAGTGTCACAGGTAACATCACTGCTGGTAATTTAATTATAAGTGGAGCAATTCAAGACTCTGCTCAATTGGATCTCCAGACCACTGCCGGTAACGCCAATATTGTTTTGACACCCAATGGTACCGGTAATGTCAACATCAGCAGTAACCTCATGCCAACCAGTAACGCCACAGCCAATATTGGTAGTGCTGCATTGAGTTTCAATAGACTATTTGCTCAGGCAACTACAGCACTTTATGCTGACTTGGCCGAAGTCTACAAATCAGATGCCGAATATCCTCCAGGTACTGTGCTGGTATTTGGCGGCAACCAAGAAGTAACTATCAGCACTCAAAGTCATGATGCTAGAATTGCAGGAGTAGTATCAACCAATCCTGCTCACGTCATGAACTCAGGACTGGTGTCTGAACACACAGTGGAAGTTGGGCTGATTGGACGTGTGCCTTGTCAAGTGACCGGGCCTGTTGCAGCTGGGGATCGACTAGTGTCAAGCAACCAAGCAGGTGTTGCCGAACGCCTGGACATGCAACACTATCAACCAGGTGTAATCATTGGCAAAGCAGTAGAAAGCTACAACGGTACCGGTGTTGGCACAATCGAAGTAGTGGTTGGCAGACTATAAGGTCTGTTCAATCTGACGAATTTTTTGCTGCACAGCGTCTAGATTCACAGTGTTCCACAATCCAGGATGTAGCGGCCTAGGCCAGCGTCCTGTGCTGATCCAGGCATAGCCCACATGTTCATGATTTAATTCAGGCACAAACTCCTGTTCCACACGACACCAAAAGGTGTGATATTCAAACGCTGAATCCGGCGATGTGAATTTTTCAATGGGAATCAGTTGTTTGTATTCGGGCATGGCACCCAGTTCTTCCGAACACTCTCGTTCCACTGCTGCAATTAGTGTTTCACCGTATTCCACCTTGCCACCCGCCAGCCCCCAGGTGTCAGGATACTTGGGATCGTTGCGCAGTAGATACAGATATCGGTGTGTGGCAGGACAAAAAAACCATACCCCCACTGCTTTCACAATATGAGGTTCCATGCTCCTCCTGCGTACAGGCCGTCAATGCTCTTGACCCATTTTACGTTGTCCCAGTAGTACTGGATACCTGTGGTCAGGTTGACCACGTACTGAGCACCAACGTCGTTTTGACTGTCAAATGCTATGATCCATCTTGCACCATTGTATTCCACAATGTCGCCGCTGCGGGCAATCAAGGGCTGAGCCCCGGATCCACTCCAGGCAGTGGGATTGGTGCCCACGTTGGCAGCACTGCCAGTGCTTTCGGTCAGCAGGTATCGTTGTCCTGTAGCCGCAGCAGGCAAGCCATCTCCAGGAGCAGCAGTTAAGGGATTCACCACAGAGTTCACAGGATCCAGAGTGTTTTGTGGTGCAGTGTCAGGATCAATGTTGAAGATCAACAATCGGTCATCTGCAGGATTCACAGCAACAGTGCCCACAATACTGGAATCGGGTGCCCAGGGATTGTCCAGAGTGATGTAACTGATGCCGGGTCTAAGAACTCCATACGCACTGGCCACTGCTGGCCATGTGATTTGTGGATTTTCCACTAGAGGAAAGGTGAACGATGCCAGGCTCAGTCGATCAGGATTAACAACCTGAGCAGGCTGCAATACCTGTAGTTGTCCATCCAACAGCAGTACTTGATAACTCCAGGGAGTTACCTTGACTCTGGTGCCCAGCAACAGGTCGTTGTCCAGCAGCGCATTGTTGGCATCGCCGTTGGCATCAAAAATAGACGCAATCACACGTTCCACCACACCCAGTTTTTTCACCTTGGCCGGACTTGATATCCAGATTGGCAGACTAAAAGTCAGAGTCATGTTGTCTATGGGATTTTCTGTGCCCACAGGAATTGTTCTTGAACTCCAGTTCACACGCTCAAGATCACATGTGGTAAGACTGGTCCAGTCAATATAGTTGTCTGTGGCCTGTATTTCCAGGGAAGGATTGAACAAGGTGGCAATTTGCTCAAACAACTGCATCTTTTGATTGGTGTTGGTGGTCCATATATCTAAGTTGATTGTCAACTTGTAGGGCACCGGCATCAGGCGTTCAATTTGAAACGCATTGCCCTGTGTGGTTTCATAAGTTTCTGTGCCAGGATCATATGATCTCTGACGAACCATCATTTTGTTCACATGATAGGGTTCTTGCATTCTGGGACGATCATAGTCCAGGCCTGTGATGTGAAAAGTCATCAAGGGAGAGGATGGCAGCGAGTTGGCAGAGTTCTGTTGTATAATTGTCTGTGCCTGACGACTGGCATCACCGTAGCGTATG